TTATGATGCGTGTACAAAGAACCTCAAGCATGAGTCTGGGGAAAGGGCGGTCGATTTTATTGGCCTGTTGAAGGATAATTGGCAGGCGCTGCGTCAGTCTAATATACTCAGAAACCTCAGTGGTTCATTGACCGCAATTATGGCTATATGCTATGGCGGCTCGAGGGACGTTGTGGATGAGTTTAACAGACGGACTGGTGGCCTTTTCTCCGTTAAGATGTGGGATTTCACACGCGGATGCACCGGCTTGGTTGACCTAATACTAACCAGTGTGCATTTTTTCTTGTCGAAAGGTGTTGCCATTATGAACGGCGCTGACATCTCGATATTGTTGTATGATGACGACAAATTTGAGGAGTTGGATAACCGCTATTCGAGAATAATCTCATGGCAGAAACTAGTTGATAGGAATGAACTTGACGCTATTGATATCCACACGAATGGAGAATTCAAGACACGAGAGGCCTTTACGAGGGCTATCGGTGACTTGAAGTTGGAATTTATTGCTATGAAGAAGAGCGCCTCAGAAAATATGATGAAGGCCACTCTTGCTCAGAGAATATTCAGACTTGACTCTATGGTTTCGGCTATAATGTTGTTGCAAAGAAAGAAGACATTTATCAAACGTGCCTTCACAAACCTCATTTTTGGAGGGAGTGGAGTCGCTAAGACATTTGTCAGAATTCTACAATATAAAGCCGTGTGCGCTGGACTCGGTATCGACGACGGGAATGAATTTTTAAGTATACCTAACGAAAGTGAAGTAAAATACGACAGTGAATACAATCCCTCGAAGCACCATTCTATGCTAATAGACGATTTGTGTAATACCAAGTACGAATGGTACTCCGAATCGCCTTTGAACCGAGTCTTGAGGTGCAATAACAATACCCCGTCATCAGTTTTGAAGGCTGAAGCAGACGAAAAGGGTCTATACCAATACAATTTGCGTGCATTGTATGCTACTACGAATGTAAAGGATGTGGGTTCTTCTGTTTTTTCCAATAACGCTGCGTCCATTATGCGGCGTTTCGACTACGTGACAACGGTGAAGCTCAAGAAAGAATTTACCAATAGCGAAGGTACTTTTTACAACCCCACAGGGGATGTGTATCCTAGCGCATGGCATTTCAAGGTGGAGCGAGTCGTGGTTAAACGGTCGTGTGTGCACGAAGGAGAGGATTTATTTTCTTTCCTGAAGGTGCTTGAAACGGATGACGTGTGGGAGTTTACCGAATTTATGGGAAATGCCGCACGGCAGCATGACAAGGAGCAAGAAGATGCTTATGTCAAGGCTGACCAAGTGGAAAAAGACTCTATGTGCGAACACTTTCGCATTGTTGGGCACTGTACAAAGTGTGCCTGCAATTTGAAGAAAGAGAGTCGAGAGACTGATCCTATACCTGTAAACCCTGGTATTACGGAAGAGTTGCATCTCTTGCGTAGAGAACAAGGCAATGTGAAGCCGTTCTCGGAGTTTTGGAAGGAAGCCCCGTGGTTCGTCAAGACAGCGTATACAATACATGGCGCTGCACATTTCTTGGCCCGTAGCCCCCCTGTGCAAATTGCAATGGGCGTAGGGCTGGTGTTGCTTGCAAAGCAGTTGTTAGTAGGTAATTCTCTAATAGCTCCGCAATCGGCGCCTACAGCCCCTGTACCCGACTCTGAAGAGCACGGAAATGCATGGTCTAAGAAGAAGATAACACGGATGCCTATGCCTCTAGCAAGAACAATGAAGAGTGCCTCAACGGACCCTACGGACCTGGTGAACTGTATGAAGAAGTCTATTATGGCTGCGGCCCTTGTATATACTAACAAGGAGGGCCTGCAAAAGCAACAGAATTTCAATATGGTACCCCTGGTCAATAATTTTTGGCTGTGTAATTGCCACTCTATCCGAGCAGGTGTTTTGAGAATGGCCAATGTGGCTAGCAATCGAGTTGGTATTGAATGTGTGGAACAACGCTTGTCAGAGAGCGACATTTACCGCATTCCGGATACAGATATAGGAGTGGTGAAAGTTACTGCCCTACCTGTGAAGCGAGGCTACCTGGATTACTTCCCGACAGGCTTGATTCCTAATGACGGTCTATACACTACGTGTGTGACCAGAGTTAGAAGAGACTGGCTTGCTGAGAGTTTTTTGAGTGGCGACGAGATGCCTTATATTGACAGTGCCATGGATGAGAACGGACTCCTAATGGAGTACGCTCGAATGTCCGAATTGAAGCCCAATGTTGCTATAGAGGGGAAGAAATATCCCGGCTATTTGTATCAGCATTCCGCATGTACTTTTGCAGGAATGTGTGGGTCTCCATATATTGTTAATACCAAAGGAACTGTCATACTCGGCATTCATTCAGGTGGCGACGGTAAGCACGGATTTTGTCATGCTATAACACGAGGGCAAATCATAAATGCTATCGAGGCTCTACGAGAAGAGACAACAGTCACATTTGAAGGCTATGTCACATCTCCGCAATATGGTTACTCTTTTGAGCAAGAAACTTTAATGAAGGACGGCGAAGAGGAGGACGATGTCCCCCCAGACCATCCGTTTAAGTTTGTGCCAGAGGAAGAGCCATGTGTGGTTGACGTTTTTGGACCTCATGACAAGGGCCGCCGTTCTTTGCGGTCCAATGTTCATGTTACCCCAATTAGTGATACTGTAGCGGAGGTTATGAATACACCTCGGGAGCACGGGAAACCGCGCCATATATCTACTTGGCGCCCCTGGCAACAGAACCTCATGAATATTATACAACCCAAAAATTTGTTGGATCCGGACGTGCTGTTAAAGGCACGTAATTCTCTCAAGAAACGGTCGCTGCACCTCGTTGACGAGCTAAAGTGCTCACATTATTTACATGTGTGGGATTACGATAGTTGTGTTAACGGGGTAGACTGTGTCAATGGAGCCGACCGCATATGCGTGGCGACTAGTGCCGGTATTCCCGTGTGCAAGTCCAAACGCGTTTTAGCGGAGGGCTACGCTCTTGTGGATGAATACGGCACTATAGTTGAACTTAAGTTGTCTCCTGAAGTGAGGGAACAAGTAGACGACCTTATTACCAAAGCTAAGCGAGGTGAGAGGATGTATACTTTGTTTCAGGCACATGTGAAGGATGAGGCTACAAAGTTTACTAAGGACAAGTTACGTATTTTCGCAGGAACGCAGTTGGCGTTTCTTTTGGTCTGCAAAATGTACTTAGGTGGCTTAAACAGAATGTACCAGAACTATTGGGATCGTTTTGAATGCTGCATTAGCGCTAATTGTTATAATTCCGACTGGACTAAACTACACGATTCGTTATTTACCCCGGAGACTCGTCATAGAGTTTTTGCCGGTGACTACAAGAATTGGGATAAGTTTCAGAGTCCTCAAATAACAATGGCAACAGCTGATGTTCATATGGCCATACTGCGACATTCGGGGAATTACGATGACGAAGATATGCTTGTCGTTAAGGCTCTCTACACCGAATTTGCGTATCCTGTATATGAGTGGGACGGAATTTATTTTCAGGCTTACGGGTCATTACCGTCTGGCGTATTTGCCACGGTTATGGTTAGTAATGCTAACAATTCCATTCTGTTTCGCTATACATACATGCAGGAAGCGCCTGTAGAGGAGCTGGACAATTATGACGAGTATTTTAGAGCCAACTTTATGGGGGACGACAATATTGGAAGTGTTGACCCGCGCTGTACCTGGTGGAATATGCACAAACATCGCGACCACTTAGCCAAGGCAGGAATTACTTATACTTCTGCTGATAAGCATAGTGCCTTAACGGAGTGGGTATCCTTGGAGGATGCCACATTCCTAAAGAGGAAATTTGTGTGGAGTGATGAAGTGCAACAGGTTATAGCGCCCCTTGAGGAGGCATCTATCTTCAAGTCGTTGCATTGTTACATGAAAAGAAAGAATTGTGACGAGCCCATTGAACGTATATGTGGTTCGTCTGTCGATTCTGCGTTGCGCGAGTTCTTTCGGCATGGAAAGGAGGTGTATGAGACACGCAAGGCTCAGCTTGAGCGTGTGGCTCAAATACACGACCTTTTGCCGTATATCGCGTTGGCGTCGAACGATCGACTTCCTTCTTATGAGACGATGTTGACTTTTTACTTGCAGGGAGAGCCAGTTGCGGAGGCAATTGTGGTGGAGTGTCTGAAGTTTGAATAGTTATATTTATAATTAATAGAATAGAATAGAATAGATTGAATTTGTATTTCATTAACAACTTAGAAATGTATATATTATTTGTATGTATTTGTTATTATGTATTATATTGTATTAAGTGCATTCCCTTTTTAACCTTCTAACTATGAATTTATCGAATAAAGAGGAAAGTACTACTAAAACGTCACAAGAAGGTTTTGCACCACTGGCAGGTGCGATAGGAAATATGCCAAAATTATTCCACCAATCGAATGA